TTGCCGCAAACCCTAATACAAATCAACGAAACAAGCCAAAAAATAATCCGAAACATTGTTTTAGGTGGATTAAATGAAGGTCTTGGCACGCTTGAAATAGCTAAAAATATTCAAGAGTCGGTAACGGTTATATTTAGAAACAGAGCCAAGCTAATTGCACGAACAGAAATGGCAATAGCTACCAACAACGCAGCAATGCAGTCGGCAGCGACCTCTGATTTTATGTATGAAAAGAAATGGATTCCAGCGACAGACAACAGGACAAGACCTGACCATGCTGCAATGCTTAACAAGCCTTGGATTCCATTTGACCAAAACTTTATTGTAGGTGGTGACGAAATGAGACAACCAGCGGACGGAACGCAAGGCGCTGGAGCAGACCAAATTTGCAATTGCAGATGCAAAGTTGTGTTTAGAATTATGCGAGACGTTGACGGCTTACCAATGAGAAAATGATTGCACACGTTATTAACCTTGACCACCGCAAAGACAAATGGATTGATTCGATGCAAGAGTTAGGACCGCATTTTAGCCTTGAAAGAGTAAGCGCAATTCAACATGAATGGGGATGGCTTGGATTGTGGCAAACATTTAAAAAAATATTTAAAGAATGCAAAGGCGACGTTTTAATATTTGAAGACGACGCTAGTTACCGTGGCATTTATTCTGACCTAGTTAATTGCATAAATGATTTGCCAGCTGATTGGGATATGTTAATGCTTGGAGCCAATATAAAAGATTCAAGGCTTGACAGAATAAATAAGCGTTTAGTTCGAACTTATGGCTCTTGGACAACTCATGGCATTTTGTACTCTTATCGCTTTGCAAAAGAAGTGGCAGAACTAGATTTGGACATACCAATTGACGAATATTTTAGGACAAAAGTCCATCCAAAAGGTAACTCTTATATTTGCGTGCCATTCCTTTCTTTTCAGCGACCAAGTCAAAGCGACATTGAAGGAGTTTACAAAAACTACACAAGTCTATTTGAGGAAAGCGAAGCAAAAGCCTTTCATTTTATATACCAATAATTTTATAGGTTTGCATTTTTTTTTAACCCTTTTATTTTTACAAAAAAACCGACCATGATTTACAAGAATATAAGCCAAGGAATAATTGAAGACGTTGACGACGTAAAGGGAATCGTAACTGGTTACTTTTCCGCTTTTAACAACATTGATTCCGATGGCGACGTAATCGTTTCAGGTGCTTACAAGAAAACAGTTGCCGAGAACGGACCGCAAGGAAAAAACAGAATTATGCACCTGCTCCAGCACAATCCTTTGATGCCATTGGCAAAACCGATGGACTTAATGGAGGATGCAAAAGGTTTGCGCTTTACCTCTAAGATTACTGAAACTAGCTACGGCAAGGACGTGATAAAGCTTTATGCTGAGGGCGTTTTTAATGAGCATTCAGTTGGATTTGAAATTATCAAAGCAGACAATAAAGCTGGTTACCGCGAAATTAGAGAAATTAAACTTTGGGAAGGTTCAACTGTTACATGGGGAGCCAATCCAAATACACCGATTGAATCAATGAAAAGCTGGGACCAGCCAAAGAGCGAAGAAATGATTGCTAAGTTTTGCAACATTCTTAGAAATGGCAACCTAAGCGATGAGTCCATGATTCAGCTTGAAATCGGATTAAAGCAAATTCAAGAACATTTAAAGGCATTGAATACTAATTCAGTTTTAGACGTAGAATCCGACGCAAGTCAATTCACCACCGTACAAGACCCGACTTTGTCAATGGCTTTGGAGTTCGAATATATCCCAAAACTTAAAAAATTTATTTAAAACACAATGGAAGCAATTAAATTACAATTGGATTCAGTACTTGCGAAATTGGAGTCAAACGAAGCTTTGATTTCAGACGTAAAGTCAATGAAAGAAGCTGGTGAGGAGTTTAGAAAGTCACTTTCTGCCGAAACCGCTAAGTTAAACGAAAAAGCTGATGCTCTTCAGGCTCAGCTTGACGGAGTAGATGCAAGAACTCAGGCTGGCTTTTCTAAGTCTGCTAAAAGTTATTCTTTCTCAAGCGAACTAGAGAAAGCTTTTAACTCTGACGCATTTGGAAACTACAAAAACGGAAACGCTAACAAAGTAAAGTTGGACCTTGAATTGAAAGGCTCTGACATGACAGTTGGAAACGCTTACACTGGCGAAGTTATCCCAGCGGACCGTGTTCCTGATTTGAAATTTACTCCAAACAGAAAAGTAAACGTTCGTCAATTGTTGCCAGTTGGACAAACTTCTAGCAACCTCATTCGTTTTGTACGTGAGTCAGCTTACGACAATGCTGCTGCACCAACTGCACAAGGTTCTCTAAAGCCTCAGTCTGATTTCGATTTGACCGCAGTAGACAGAAGCATCCGTACAATCCCAACTTTTATGAGATTGACAAAAGAAATGTTGGACGATACTCCGGGTCTTATTGCTTACCTTTCTAGCCGTGCGCCTAGCAAATTGTTGAACGTGGAAGATACTCAACTATTGTACGGAAGCGGTTCAGGTCAAAACTTGCATGGTTTCGCAACTGACGGTTCTGCTTGGACTACTGTTAAATTTGGTACTCTAATCAACAGATTTGACGTTTTGGCTGCTGCGGTTGTTCAAACAACTAAGAACGAGTATGCGCCAAATGCAATTATGATTAACCCATCTGACTATTTGCAGTTGGTATCTGTTAAGGAAACTAGCGGAGCATATATCTTGCCTTCTTATGTTACAATGTCAGGTGGTCAGATGTTTATTATGGGCGTTCCAGTTTACGCAATCAATGGCGTTGTTGCTGGTGATTTCTTTGTAGGTGACTTTGCACTTGGTTCCCAGTTGTTCGTTCGTCAGGGCGTAACTTTGGAGTTCTTTGAGCAGGATGCTGACAACGTAACTAAGAACTTTGTAACTGTACGCGTTGAGGAAAGAATTGCACTTGCAGTTTACACTACTCAGTCAATCGTTTACGGAACATTTGCAGCTGCTTTGGCTAACGGTTCCGCAGTATAAGTAAATAGGTGTTTAGTTTGATTAAGACCCCGACAAAAGCGTCGGGGTTTTTTTTATTTATCTAAAAATCAATACCTTTCAACAAATCAAAAAAAAAAGGTATGAATATAGTTTTTTTTGTACACGCATGGGCAGGCACGCATAACTCAGGAGCCGAGTGGACAGTCCAGCACTACGCCAAATATTTGCACGAAAAAGGATGCAATATTGAGGTGATTTTACCCGAAAGTCAAATTTATCCCGACGGCGAAAAGTTTGCTTTTATTAAGTTTATTACAGGCTATTATTCAAACGACTTTTTTTTAGCTTTACAAAATGCAAGCGTTATATTTACCCATTTGGACAATACAGGTGTTGCCATTAACTGGGCAAGACAATTTAAAAAGCAATTGATTTTTTTAAGCCATAACGATTCCGATTATCGAAACGTCAGATTTAAAGCACAAAACGTTCACGTAGTTTACAACAATAAAGCAAACGAAAAGAATGTACAAAATGGCGCTTATCCAAATTCGTCAATTGTTTGCAAGCCTCCAATTTTTCCTGAGGATGTAAAGTACAACCGAAAGCATGGGCAATACATTACGCTAATAAATTGCAACGAAAACAAAGGTGGTCAAATATTGATTGAACTTGCAAAGCGATTGCCAAAGCGTAAGTTTTTGGGAGTTCTTGGAAGCTATGGCGAGCAAATAATTGACGATACGCTAAAAAATTTAAAGTATGTCGCACAAACTCCCGACGTGCATTTAATTTATGGCAAAACAAACATTGTTCTTGTGCCATCCTCTTACGAATCTTATGGACGTGTAGGCTTGGAGGCTGCCATTAATAGGCTGCCAGTTATTTGCACACCAACAGATGGATTAAAGGAATGCCTTGGACCTGCTGGATTATATTTCCAGCGTGACGATATTGACGGAATGGCTGCAAAGATTGAGGAGTTGATGAGCGACGAGATACTTTACGATTTTCACCAAAACATTATGCGCAACCTTGCCGAGGAGCGCTTGAAATACCAAGACCAAGAGTTGGAAAGATTCTTTAATTTTATCGTTGACAAAGCAAAGAAACCATACAATGAGTGATTTATTATATACACCAAGCAACCTGTCATTTACTGGCTACGCAGTACAGTTTGCAGACATTACGCCAGTTACTGAGCCAGTTACATTGGCAGAGGCAAAAGAATACGCAAGAATTGACGGCAGCGCAGAGGACACCTTAATTACTAGCCTTATAAAAATGGCTAGACTACAATGCGAATCATTTATGGGTAAAGCAATTATTCGTAAGACTGTTACAATTGATTCTTTTTCTTTCCCATATCAATGGCAGTTGCCTTATGGTCCTTTAATTTCTGCAAGTGACGTGACTAAGGTGGTAACTATTGACCAAAACAATGTTGAAACGCCTTTGCAATACCAGTTAAACATTGGATTGTTTCCTAAGATTTTTATTACAAGCAATAATCAGTCGTTTAAATTTAAAATGGTTTATACCGCTGGATTTACAACAGTTCCCGAAGACATTAAGCTTGCAATTAAAATGATGGTTAATACCATGTATGAGCGACGTGAGGACCTTATTGTTGGAACTATTGTAGCAGAAACACCTTTGGGTGTAAAAGCATTGTTGATGCCTTATAAAACTTACAACTGGTTTGGTGCATGAGGACTAACAACGAACTTAAAGCTGGCGATTTACGTGAGCGCATACAATTCCTAAACCCAACGCTATTTGCGGATGGCTTTGGAGGTTACTACTCTTCAATGGGCGTCACTTATACGTGCTGGGCAAAGGTTACTAACCTAAATGGAACTCGACAGAATAGCGAGGACCAAATGGTTATTAAAAACTCTTGGGAAATAATTATTCGAGACAATCCCTTGGTGACAATTACCAAGTCAATGCACATTCTTTATGCTGGCAGAACGCTAATTATTGACAACATAATTGACGTGCTAGAATACGACAGAATAATTAAGCTTATTGCTAAAGAACGAGATTAATGGTAAGCATAAACTTTGACAAGAAAAGCCTTAATGCCTTTTATAAATATTTAAAAGATTTAGAGGGAGACGTTGCTGACTTTGTACGTGCAGAGGTGGAGGATTCTATGCTTGCAATCGAAACAGAAGCTGCGTCAAATGTCAGAGTTGGAAAAGAATTTGGAGGAGCATTAAAGCAAAGCATTCAATCAACGCCAATAAAAGTAACTAAAAACGAAGTGACTGGAGGAGTAGAGGTAGGAGCATTTTATGCGCCTTATATTGAATTTGGAACTGGTGGTGGTGTAGTAGTGCCAACGGAATTAAAAACCTTTGCAATGCAATTTAAAGGTACAACTGGACGAAAAAGAAACTTTGATGCTGACCCTTTCTTTTACCCAGCAGTTTTCAAACAAAGAACCGAGTTGCCAAAAAATATCGAGCGCACATTGAAAAAATTATTTGAGAAATGAGAAATATTAAAAAGTTTGTTCGCAAGGCTTACTGGACCGCTTTAAATGGCACGATAACCTACAAAGGTGCGCCAGTTCTTTGCTACGATACCTTTGCGCCTGACGATGCCAATTTCCCTTACATTCTTATCACAAATCAGACCCAAGAGGACGACAAAGACAACCAAGAGTATAATTACATTACCACAATTACTTTGGACGTTGTAACGGCAGGAATTGCGCCATACGGACGCTTTGATGCCGACACAATTGCAGACTCTATTTTGCAAATTGTTTGCCGTTATCCTGAAAACTATTTAGCGCTAGAAGTTGGCAAGATTGTAACCGCTAAACTTGTGCAGCAAACTAGCCTTTCCAGCATTACTGACACAAATATTGTGCATCGGGAAATAATGACTATTGAAAATTGGATTGATGGGTAAGGTTAATGGCTCTGCTTTATTTGTTTCGGTTGGCTTGGCTAGGATTGCCAAATCTACTGCTTACAATTTGTCTGCTGAAATGAGCCAGCTAGACAAGACAAGCAACGAGTCAGGATTTTTTGCAGACCATATTTCCAAGCTTGGTTCTTGGTCTTTATCAAGCGACTCACTTTTTATTCAAGAAGGCTATTCTTTTGGGGACCTTTACACCGCTTACGTTAATCGTGAGCGAGTTTATTTGTCAGCTGGTCAAGAGGATAATTTAACATTTATTGGATTGGCAACGATTGAGTCAATAAGCCAGTCAGCACCAATGGAGGAAGCTGCAAGTATTTCAGTAAGTTTTAAAGGCGTTGGCGGACTTTATCCAACTATTTTACCAGCCGAACGATTTATAATTGACGAATTATTTGAAATCATTATTGACCAAGACGGCAACTTTTTGGTTTATACTTAATTTTTATTGTATTGCATTTTTTGCAAGTCCTTTTATTTTTAAAAAAAAATAGCATTTAACTCTAAAAAATATGCCTACTACTGGAAAATTTAACGGAACGCTCCTAAACGTATACCTTGGTAACGTAATGATTGGATGCGCTACCTCATCAGAACTATCTGTAAACGTTGACCTTGCAGATGCAACTTGCAAAGATGATGGCGGCTGGGCAGACCACATTGCTGGTCTTCGTGACTGGTCTGTTTCTACTGACGGATTGGTTGCATTTGACGATACAAATAACGTTGGAGACATTTACAACCTTTTGAGCGGTCGTACTGTTGTCGCTCTTAAATTTACCACCAACGTAACTGGCGACCTAGTATTTTACGGAAACGCATCTGTTGCCTCTATCTCTGTAAGTGCAGAAATGGAATCAGCAGTAACTTACTCAGTAGAATTTACTGGAAAAGGTCCTTTACTAAAAGCGACCGTAGTACCAGCATCAACTTAATTAGTATTATCTTTCGCCTATGAATCACACAGGCAGAACAATAATCACAATTAATGGCAGCACCTATACCGTTAAATTTGGTATGGGTGCTTTGTTGCATTTTAGCGAAGGTCTTGGTTATGACGTCCAAGAAACAATTGAAGCGCTAACCCATACAGGAGTCGGTCAAATTAAGGCAATCGCTAAGTTTATTTATGCGGCTTTGTACGTCGATGCGCTTTACCACGACAAAGAATTTACTTTGGAACTTGTTGACATTATTGATTGGGTAGACACAAATCCAACAGACGAAATTGGCAAAGTTGTGGTGGTTATTATGCATGGCATTAGCGCAATTACTAAGGTAGAGTATCCAAGTGGAGACGCTGGAGAGTCAAAAAAAAAATAACATTTAAAGACGTTTGCCATTACGCCATTGGGGAGTTAGGTATTGCACCTGACTCCTTTTATTTTATGTCTTTTGCCGAGTATCAGTCGATTGCCTACGGTTATGCTATGCGGCAAAGCAAAGAAGAGAATTTATTTAGGACTCTTTGGGTGCAAATGAATAACGTAAACGTTACAAAGAAATCCGACCTTATAAGAAAGCCTGATAAGTACTGGAAAATTCCATTGCTAGATGCCAAACCAGTTGTGATTCCGACTGAAGAAGAGAAGCAGAGAGCGTACCAAATTGGACTACAATGGCAAAACCTTAAATTTGAAGAAGAAGCCAATTTTGATACGATAACCAAGACCATAAAATGAGCGCAAAATTAAATGTTGACATTGTCGCCCAGTTAAAAGAATTTAACAAAGCAATGTCCGACGTAAGGTCGGAGGTTGATGATTTAAATAAAAAGGTTGCTCAAGGAAATAGCGAAAGCACTAAATCAACCAAATCTTTAACTACTGCTTTTGGCAATTTAGGCAAAACATTAGGTGGCTTATTTGCTGCTGATATGCTTTTAAATTTTGGCAAAGCAGTTATTGCAACTACTGCTGAGTTCCAAAAAATGGAAGCAGTTTTAACAACAACTCTTGGCAGCAAGTCAGCGGCTCAAGTTGCAATGCGAGACATTGTCGAATTTGCTTCTAAAACTCCTTTTCAAGTTAATGAGTTAACAGATTCATTTGTAAAATTAGCCAATAGAGGTTTTAGACCAACATTGGACCAAATGACTGCATTAGGGGATTTAGCTTCCTCTACTGGAAAATCATTTGACCAGCTTACAGAAGCTGCATTGGACGCAATGACTGGCGAATTTGAACGTTTAAAAGAATTTGGAATTCGTGCAAAATCTGAAGGCGATAAGGTTGCATTTACTTTTAAAGGTGTAACTACCGAGGTACAAAAAACAGATGAGGCAATTAAGGACTATTTAATAAGTCTTGGAAATGCTGAAGGAGTTAGCGGTTCAATGGCTGCAATTTCTGAAACTGTTGGCGGTCAAATATCTAATTTGCAAGACAATTTTACGCAATTACAATTAGCAATTGGCTCATCATCAACTGGATTAATTTCTAGTGTTCTGCAATTATCCAATTTAATTTTAAGCGATTTAGTTACCTCTTTAAATGCAGTTAACACAGTTGCCCAAGAGGCTGGCGATAATGGTTTACAAGCTTTTGGTCGACAATTGCTTTCATTTATTGACCCAGCTTATGCAGCAAAAATGGAAGGTGTTGCAATTGGAATTAACGCAACTAAAAAAGCGGCAGTTGAAGCAGAACAAGCGTTAAAAAAAGAAAATGAAACAAAGGAAAAGGCTAAAGAAATAAGCGATGAGTTAGCTAAAAAGCTAAAAAAAGCACATGATGACAAAATTAAGCAGCTGCGTAAAGAATCGGAAGAGTATGAAAAGCACGTAAAAGCAACTTATCAATTAGCTGACAGAGACCCATTTGGGCAAAGAAATTTAGATGTAAACAGAAATGCTGATGCCGAGCGCCAAAAGATAATGGAAAACGCTGGGCAAAGAATTTTGGCTTTAAATAAGCAGATTGGCGCATCAATGAAGGGTATTATTATTCCTGAAGATGCAGTTTTAAGAGCAGAGGCATACAAAAAATCGCAAAAAGATTTAGCTGACGAAACTGCTTTGATTGCCCAGCACATGAACGCCGCATTATTTGTTGGCGATATGTTTGCACAAACATTGGCTGGATTAGCAGAGACTGGAAAACTATCTTTTCAAGGTATTTTTGATGCATTAAAAGAAATGGTAATAAGATTTGCG